GCTCAACAAGCTCCAGCAGAAGACCGCCATTGGTAAAAGCGTTCCGGCAGGACAACTCAAAGCAGAGGAAAAGGATTTTTCCAAGCTATCCCAGAAGGAGCAAAGGGATGCGCTCATGCGAGCCGCACGAGAGTTCGACCGGGAAAGCAACCAATAGCACAACCACAACTAAAATATGGGCATTACTACTTCCGGTACAACCGGCATTGCACTTCAGTTCCAGAACTTCTTCAGCAAGGAGCTGCTCTCGATCGTCCAACAGGAGACGATTCTTGATCAGTTCGCCATGAAGGCTCCTATCCCTAAGAACAATGGTAACAAGGCAATCACGATGTTCCGCTTCGGTCCTCCGAGCGTTGCTGGTGTCCAATCCCTTTCTGAGGGAACTGCGATTACCACTGCGAACTATCGCGCTCTTGTTCTCAACAGCCTCAGCAAGACCCTCGCTCAATACGGTCAGGTGATTGGATTGACCGACATCCTCCGCGCTACGGACCTGTTTAACTCACTCCAGCAGGCCACCAAGACCTCTGGTTTGGACATGGCTCTCTGGGTTGACTCGGTCATCCGTAACGTCTTGGTTGGTTCTAACCTCACTGCGAGTGGTTCCTCTATCGGTTCCGCTGCTGAGGGTTCTGGTACGTTCGATAACACGGATGCTTGTAACACTGCCGCTTCTTCCGGCGGTATCAAGGTGTACGGCAACCCCGCTACGCTGACCACTCAGACCTTCTCTGCGTTGAACAGCGCGACCGCTGCTGCCGATGCCACGATGACCGCCTCGGCTGTCCTCGATTCCATGACCCGCCTGAAGCGTAACCGCGCTCCAATGATCAATGGTGGATACGTCCTGGCGACCGATCCCCGTGTTACCCGCGATTTGATGCGCGATTCCGATTGGTTGAACGCTTCCAACTACGGCAACAAGGGTCAGCCGTTCTACAAGGGCGAGGTGGGTTCCATCTACGGTTGCCGCGTTGTCACTCAGACCAACTCGTTTGTCAGCACTGGTTCCGCTACTGCGGCTGATGAGTTCATCTATCAGGCGAGTGCCGCGGGTGGTGGTCTGGCGGTCAGCAAGGACATCATCGCTTCGTTCTTCTTCGGTAATGAGGCGTTTGGTATCCCTGCCTTGACCGGTGATGATCCGTTGTCCCCGAAGGTTGTGATCACCGATACCCCCGACAAGAGCGATCCGTTGAACCAGCTCGTTACCGTTGGTGTGAAGCTGTACTTCGCCGCTCTGCGTTTGGCCGCTGGTAACACCAGTGGTGCTTCTCCTGGGAATATCAACCCGGTCTGGTACTTGGTGCATCGTACGAAGACCTCTACCACGCTGTAATATGCGACCTAAGACGGCCACCATCATGGTGATTGCCGTCGGCCCAAAGGGGCATCGTCGAGAAATCGGTGGTGCCCCTTCTCATTCCGCTTGCGGATGTGATGAGGCTGACAACAATGCGCCAATGATTGCGATCCCAGTCGAGGCTCTTTCCACAGACACGGAAGATGGCCAACAGGCTTCCCCCGAGGTTGGTGATGAAGTTCTGCTCGATGATGTGCGAGGTATTCTTCGCAAGCTTGAGAACGGTGAAGCTTACGTTGAAATTAAAACCGTGAACGGTATGCCCGCTGAATACGAAAACACTGGAGACGATGCCATGGAATCCAAACAGACAATGGACGAAAAAGGCATGCGTAAGATGGCCATGATGCACGACGGCGAGATGGAGTCTTAACATGCCGATCTACACCTTCGAGAACAATGGCAAGTCCGTGGAGCAAATCGCTCCGATGGGAACCGATTCTCTTGTGATCAAGGGTGAACGCTGGACGAGGCAGCCGGTAGCCCGCTTCGGGGTTACCGGTTTTGCCCGCGAAGCCGAACTCAAGGACAAGGTGAAGCAGGGCTTTAGCCGGATGGAAGACCGGCAGGGAACCCGCTTCGAAAGCACTTTCAGCAAGAAACAAATTCGCAAGATCTGGGACATATGAGCATAGAATCTAATCTGGCAATCGAGTATTCGATGGGCAATGCGGGCTTCCAGCTCGTGACATCTACTGCATCGACCACTGGCCCATTCGTTGCGATCACCACGATTGCTCCCACCACCTTCACTTCGATCACCGGCAATGGTATCAGCGGCACTTGGTCCTCAGTGACTATCCCCGCTGGCATCACGCTTCCTGGGCCGATCCAAAGCTTCCAGCTTACTGGTGGTCAGGTAATCGCGTTCAACGGAGTGATTAGCTCTTAAACCCGTGACACTCGCTCTCGGAACAAGATTGGCTTCGAGTGGGTCTGGCGGAAACGTCACGCCTATCGATCCGCCTGTCGAGAGACGCGCTCTTGTTACCGAGGATTCACAACCGCTTGCTTTAGAGTTTACCGTTATAGCAGTAGATTTTCTTGTAGCATCACTTGGAACTTATGATGTTCTAAGCCTTGAAGGTGGAATATTATCGATTAACATTTTAACGGAAGCATCAGATAAATTCATTCTAACAGTTAACTAATATGGCAGACGTAAAGATTACAGCTCTAGCGGTATTAACCGCCGCTGACCCGATTAACGACGCTATCCCTATCGTTGATGTCTCCGACACGACGATGGCGGCATCTGGTACGACCAAGAGGATCAGCGTAAACAACATCCTCGGAGCATCCGGCACCGCCACCCTCGCCTCCGCCACCATCACCGGCGCGGCTACGGTAGGGACGACGCTGGGTGTAACAGGAGCTTCTACACTTGCGTCTGCCAGCGTTACCGGCGCACTCGGTGCGGCTGGTTTGAACGTCACTGGTGCAACCATTCCGGCGAATGGTGTATATCTAGGATCTGCTAACAACCTGTCGTTTTCGTATGCAAGTACGCTGGGAATGACCCTCAACTCTACGGGGTTGGGGATTGGTACGACTGCGGCTCAGAAACTGACCGTTCTTACCAACATTGGTATCTCCGCAGTAACAGCCGCTGCTGCGGATGATCGGCTGATCTTCACCGAGAACATGGCGAGCGCAAACCTCGGCTCGCAGATTGTCTGGAAAACAGCGTCTAGCGGTTATGCATACGCTTCGATTGGAATTACAAACGGTGCTGCCGGAAACAACGGAACCCTAATTTTCTCAACAAGCAGCAGTATTTTTGGAAGCAATAATGTTGAGCGGATGCGGATCGACAATGCTGGAAACTTGATTTTACAGTCTTCAGCAACCCCTGCAACGCTTGGGACAAATGGTATGCTCACCGTCAACGCTACCAGCAACACCAATCTCCGTTTCAGCTATCGCGGATCTGATGGTACAACCCGAGTCGCCAACATCACTCTCGCCTAATCCTATGATTACCCTCTCTTGGATCATCGAACGCCTTCTCGTTAAGCCGACCGAAGGCTCACTCACCGATGTCGTCATAACCGCCGACTGGCGATGCAACGGCACTCAGGATCAATACAGCGGCACTTGCTACGGCTCATGCTCGTTCCAGCCGCCGTCTGGTAGCTTCACGCCTTACGAGGATCTGACGCAGGAACAGGTGCTTGGTTGGTGCTACGCCAATGGTGTCGATCAAGCGGCCATCGAAGCCAACGTGACGCAGCAGATCAACGATCAGATCAATCCTCCGGTGGTGACGCTGCCGTTGCCATGGGTGCCGGTGCCTCCTCCGGTTAAGGTTGCGGAGCCTGTGGTTATCGCTGACGCTCCCTCCGCATGATCAAGATCGAACTCACCCAGGAGCAGGCCAACAGCCTCCTGCAACTCATCGACATTGCCATCAAAGCCGGTGGCTATCAGAACGCTAAGGTAGGCGTTCCT